GTACCGTTCGTTAACTCATCACCAATAGCCGGTTCGTTGTCTCCTGCATCGAAACTGACGGTGAATATACAGTCGGCATTACCCGTTACCGGCTGTTTCCCAGTCCTCGAGTTAAGTTTCAGGTCATTGGCATTGTAGGCTTCGTCTGCGCCGTCATATTCTATATCGGCAGCATAAGCTCCAACATAGATATAATTCTGTTCGTCTCCACCCCTCTGAAAGAATGCCGGGTGCACAGCAAATCCCGACGCTGCCGCCGGCGATATCCACCACCGGTAAACATTAGCCGAAGGATTTGAACTCTTGTAGTAGAACTTCGGTATGCGTACCATCACCCTGCCGTCAGCACCTGTCAGGTCAAGCCCGTCTCCCCTGCCGTTCGCTCCCACAGTATTCTCTGTCCCGGCAGCCGCCAGGGTAACCCGCTTCATACTACCCCACACAGGATGATAATCGAACATGGAAGAATCCGGGTTGATTGTATTCCCAAGCTCATCAATATGCCGCCATGTATCCGTAGCATGGTTCCACTCAACCCCGATTATTTTATTTACCGTACTGAATACTATCAAGGTTAATACCTCCACGCAGTCGCAGTGTAAATCGATACCGCTTCTTCATCAGTCAATGAGCTGTATATTTCCAGTTCCCCCTGAGTCCCGTCGAATAACTCGTAATCTTCATCACCATCAACGAGTATATTTATTCCCCTGATTTTCCCTGTGACCGCTACAGGCGTGCCGCTTTCAACTCCATTGATGAGTATCCTGATTTCAGCCCCGTCATAGATACAGGCAATCCAGGTCGGCTCGTCATCGGCTATGGCTCCGGCAGCACTCTCTGCCCTGGTGAGAGCGGTACCGTTATCAATTTCGAAATACAGCTTTTTTGCCGCCGTGATATCCGGCTCTATCCAGCCGAGAATTGCAATGGTATCCAGTTCGTAAAGGTAATCCGAGACTTCGCTGGTTATCTTTCCGGTGCCGTCATATACGTACCCTCCGGCACTCCACGTCGGGCCGTCAACATCACAGGAAAAAACGTTGTCATCCTTTGTATCGAACGGATCAGCGTCAAGGTCTTCATGGTACATCGGAGCATAAAAGATAAGTCCTTCCCTGATGACGCCTATCCGTTTCGTCGAAGTCGTCTCCGTCGTGCTGTACCCCAGCGGGTCAACCGCTGTGAAGCTGATTGTCCCCCGCCAGTTCTTCTGCGCCAGCAGGTCCCCTTCCATGCTTTTGAACTTCACGTTCCAGTACCGGTCGCTCAGCAGCCCCACCGTCATCTGCACCGTCTCCGCCGTATTCAGCACCCCCTTGATGCTGTCCACCAGCCCCATGACGTTCGATACCGATGTCCCGGTGATGATTACCTCCAGCACAAACTCGCGCGGCGTCAGGCGGGCATCCCCGGCAACCCCCTTGTTTTCGACCCTCTCGACCGCCGTCTCCCTCGCCGCCGGCATGTTGTGCCCGGTGACGATGAGATTGTAGGCAGTTAAGTCAGTCCCGTTGAAAATAATCGAGTTCGCCATTTATTCCCCCGCCCTTGATTTGCTGTCCTGCATCCGGTACAGCTCCCGCGCTATCCGGTGTATATCCGCATCTTCTCGTACCACCATCTCCCCGATATTGAAATTGTTCACCACGCCGGAAGACGGTTTCTGGGAAATGTATTCCCCGCCGTGTATCACCGCGAGCTGCGGCTGTCCGTCCATTCCCGGTACCCGGCCTTCATACCCGGCATAGGATGGAAAGAGAAATTCCTGCGGCAGCAGCCATGACCAGTCGAACCCGGATGTTTTAACCTTTCCGCTCTCGTCGACCGTTGGTTGTTTTGTGTCTTCCGGTATTTCCGGTTGACTGATTATTTTCGAACTGTCTGCTCCCATCTCTCCCATCAACCGGTTGTACTCGTCGACAAAAGCCTGGACGTCCTCGATTTTCCCGTCGTTCATTGTCTTGAACGCCGCCAGGTCTTCATCGTACAGCGCTATTCTTTCATGCAACCCCGCTGTCTCCGCCGCTACCTGCCCGTCAATCGTTTCGATGGTTGTTTTCAGATCATTCTCTGCTGTTTCTTTCTTCTGCTTGTATTCGTCCTCAATGGACTGTTTCCGTAATTCAGCCGATTCCCGTACCGCGTCCATCTGGGCGCTCAACGAGTCCTGTATGTCCCTCTGCTCCTGTTCCCATCGGCTGAAGTTTATCTCTTTGATGTAATCGGCCAGCTCTTCCTGAAGCTCCCGTTGCCGCTCGGCATCCGTCTCTTCCCGTATCCTTTCTTCGAATTCTGCTATCCGGGCATTCTCTGCCTCCGTCTGCCGAGCCCGCCGCTTTTCTTCAATCTCCGCCGATATGGCGTCTTTCTGACCCTGTAGCATTTTCAGCCGTAAAGCGGCCTGTTTATCTACCCTCGCCAACTCGGCGAGCTGTTCCTCATTGAGAAGTTTCATCTTCTCATCGTGAGCTGTCCGGGCAGCGTTTACCTGATTCCGTAATTCGTCGGTTATAGCATTTGTTGTATCAGACGCAGATTGTTTCCATGAGCTAAAGGCATCCTCGACACTGCTGACCATATCGTTCGAATTCTTCCTGACATTGTCCGTCCATTTTTTGAACGCCCGATCTGCATCATTTACTCCTCCGGTGATGAACCTGACAACATCGTCCCACTTCGTAATCAATACCGTGAGAGCCGCCACCAGCGCCGCCACCGCCACGATGACTATTCCTATCGGGTTCGCCGTCATTGCCGCGTTCCATAGCCACTGTGCAGCCGCTGCCAGTTTCACCGCTACCGTTTTCAAATGGAGCGTGGTTATCAGTAATTTCAACCCGGATGCCATTTGAGGCAGAGCAATCAGTACCGGCCCGAGTGCCGTGAACAGCAACCCGATTGCTCCCGTGACCGCTACGATTGTTTTAGTCAGCGCCGGATTCTGGTCTATCCATTTCTTCAAACGTTCGATGAGAGGCTGAATTCGATTCCTGAACAGGTCAGTCAGGAGCGGTATGAGCGTGCTGCCAATTCCCTCCATAACGTCCCCGATATTGTTTTTCAATAAGTTGAACTGCCCTGCAAGCGTCTTTCCGTACATCTCTGCCTGGCCGCCGTACTTCCGCTGAAGCTCTCCCAGTGCCTCCGTTGCTGTGGCCCCTTCTTTTAGCTGGATGCCGTACCGGGTCAGGATGGTTGTATTCCCCTCCGAGACTCTCCCCAGTACCTGCGCCGCCGTCACCATATCCATGTCCTTACCGATAGCTAAATCCATGGTCAAAGGCAGGAGCTGCAACGCCCTGTTGTAATCGCCGGTAATGGCAACCAGTTCCGATAGCGCCTCCCGCTGCTGGTCGTCGGCAATCGATGTCTTCTGCTGGTTAGTATTGATAACTCCCTCAAGCGATTCCCTGACATTGTCATATTCGACACCGACATTCCGGAGAGACTGTGTCAGTTTCTCTATCCCAGCCTGTTCCTGAGCAGCAGCATACACCGCCGTCGTTAGACCAGCTGCTATCGATGCCCCGATGGCCGTCATCCCCTTGCCGACCTTTACCATGTTCTTCTGAATCTTGTCGAGGCCTTTAGCAAACTCTTTATCGTCCAGCCCCAGCGTGACGAATAATTGTGATAACTCTTTACCTTTTGCCATGTTTTACTTCCTGAATGATGCCAGAGTCGATTTTACTTTCTTTATCAGCTCTTCTTGGCTGAGTTGCTTTTTCTTCCTGAGTTGCGGCATAAAATCTTCCGGTTTATATGCTGATGCCTTTCTCTTCGAATCACGATTGACATTGGCTATTGTCGCTGCGATAACTCCCGCCCGCCAGTATTGATTTTCTTCGTCGGCGGTGTACCGTTCCGCCAGCGCATCGTATTGAGCCAGCGTCAACCGCCAGAATTCCTTCTCGGATAGCCGTAGGCAGTACCGCCCGAAGCTTAACAATGCCAGCCAGTCTATTGGCTTAGCAGCGGAGGCATTTTTGGTAAAGGGCGCCCCTTCTTACCCTCACTCTCCGGTACAGATGCGCTGAACGCATCAGTCAGCGCCGACGATATCTCGTTCATGGTTGCCGGAGTTACCCAGCTTCCCACGTCCTTCAGTGTCAACGTCTCATCATCACCACTCAAACACGCAAAAAGCAGGGCGCGCAGTTCCCTCGCACCCATATTCTTGGTGTTGAACCTGGAAAGGATATTCTTTCCGGTCAGCTCTTCATATTCCGCCATGGCATTCAGGTCGAACTTCATTACCCTGACCTTACCGCCCAGATCTACTTTTACTTCAGGTCTCGCTTTTGTAGCCATGAGTTCCTCCCTCTTTAATAACAAAGGGCGGACTGTGTGAGCGGTCCGCCCTCCATTTATTTCTCAGAAATAATCAGCCGGCATTCGTTAAGCAGTAGTTACAGCTCCGTTGATGGCGATGGAGATATCTGCGGTTATTTCACCGTTTACTGGAATGCTCTTCTTGAATCGGGTGCCGATTCCGTTGAATGTATCAGTTTCGCCGTCAGGATAGGTGATGATTACCTGACGCTCCGTGCCGGAATCGATGTCGTCCTCAAAGTACTTCTGCCCGGTTGTATCGCCCGTGATAAGCTCAACGGTAAATGTTACCGTTCCTGAGTCTCCAAGTCCGGCGAGCTTCTCGCGTATGCCGTTAGTCAGATCGTGATGCTCCAGGGTAATTACGTCCCGTGTTTTTTCAGGACCATCGATATCCTTGATATAACCTATATCATGTCCTGCCCAGGTAATCGCCGTCCCGAATCCGCTCTGAGGTACTGTTGCTGCTGTCATTGTTTTTTCTCCTTATTGAAATTACTCTTTTATTTATTTTTCGCTGAACCAGTGAGGGTCAGGTTCGAGAGGCCTCAACGGAGGCCAGTCGCTTTTCTTTATCTCCCATACCCACCAGTTGAACCACTGGTCGTACAGATCGGTGTCATAGATGGCAATGACGAACTTCACCATCGGCTTGACATACCGCTCGACTGCCGGGAAATGAAGCCTCCGGAAGAACTCGTCTTTCGTTCTGACCAGTATCCGCGTCCCCGGTTTCTGCACATTCTCCAGCGTCGGCTCAGGCAACTTATCCTGGATAACCTGCATCACCCCGAGCAACTGCTTCCCCGCCTTCGCCTTCTGGATGATGTTCGATTTCGGGTTCGTTAATACGTCTATCGTCTGCTTCAGGGGGTTCTTGACTTCATTGACTAGGATATAAATGTACGGGTCCCGATAGTAAATACTCTTAGGCATCAACCTCACTCCTTGTACCAGATGGTGTATTCGCTGATAACTTCGTACAGCTTCAGCTCCACATCATAGTTATCCCACTCGTCATCGCGCTGCGGGATATCTATTGCCAGCCCTCCGGTTCCCCCCATGGTGCTATTGTACCCGTCCAGCGCCGTCTTGAGTGCTGCCGATATGGTCTTCGCTTCGCTGTACGTTGCCGCATACGCTGAAAAACTGAACCTCGGGCTGGCAAGCCCCGAAGGTCCGTCATGAGTTGATATCTCCGGAGAGTCAAGTTTCTCAATGACAATGTACGGTTTCGTCACGTTTTGCGGAGCTTGCAGGTAATATATCCTCTTCCCCACCAGAGAAGTGATTCCCGTCGTTGCTATCAGTTCTGTCGTCAATGCCTGCTCAATCAGCATGTCAACCCTCTATTATCTTCTTCAAACCGGTACTGATGTTTTCCGTTACCTTGTCTGCAACCTTCTCAATTGCTTTCCAGAAGAACGGATGAGGCTTCGCCGGATGCGGTCCCCCATGCCCGTATTCCACCAGGTGCGCGTGCGGAGCTTTCCTCGGCCTGATGCCGGCAAACCCTACCGCTCGGCGTCGTTCAACATTAGGAGGCAGGACATTCGAATATACCGCTTTCTTCAGATTCCCTGTCGGCCCCTGCGGAGCTGCAGCCCTGATTTCTTTCTTGACGATGTTCACCTGCTCCTTGATGATTTTTACCTTTCCGTTATTCAAGTCTTTGAGCAGCTTGTTCGCTTCCTTCTCCAGATTTTTCATGTCCCGTATGTAAACGCTCGGCTTCATCAGTCTTTCAGTTCCTTGCAGTTCATGATTATTTCCCGGTCCCGCTCTCCGCTGTTCGCCACCGAAAGAATCTGGATATATCTCTTTCCGTACTTTATCCTCCACTCGGGACGGATATCGCTCCGGTACCGGACCCGTATCACGCCGTCTGTTTCGCTGTTGAGCTGCTTCGCCGCTTCGTACCGGCGCCCGCTTTGCCAGTCGATTGCCGCCCATACCGTCGCCACATCCTCGTAGCTGATGACTGTCTCGTTAATCGAATTCATCGTCTGCACCAGCTTCTGGAAGGTTATTCTGCTCCTGTAATCTCCAGCCCTGCTCATTTAATAAGCCTTATCACCGCCGAGCAGCGCCTGCGCCCCCAGCGGAATAGTTACCGCGTTCAACCCGGTTGTCTGTACCTCTTCCCGGTGCTCGTAGTAATGCCCTATCAGCAGCAGCAGCCCCTGCCGGAACTGACTCGGCACATTGCTCCCCGCATCCCCGTACCCGGCTATATATGTCACACAGATGCCGTTGTGAGGCCGCAGCGTCGTGCTCGGCCAGCTCTCCCCATACCGGAGGTATACCTTCGGGTTGTACTGGTCTTCTTTGTCCAAAGAAATCCCGGTCGCGTAGTACGCCGTATCATCCGTCCCGTAGTAGGTGATTACCCCGGATACCGTCGCGGTACCGGAACCTGTCCCGGCGCCCGTTGCCTTGAAGCAAACTCCCACCGCAGAAGAAGCCGCGCCGATGAGCGTAAAATCAGTCGTTCCCACCGTCAGGATGCGGTACACCGTCCCCGTCACGAAACTTCCCGCCGTCACCGCCGTTTCCTGTACCGGAGGCTGGGGAAGTTCTATATAATCTTCGTCCGGCCATTCATCCAGCCAGAGCTCCAGCGTCTGCGTGATGAAAGACCTCCACGAAAGCACATGCTCCGCGTAGCGCCTCGCTGCCGCGATAATCATATTCAGTACCGAGTCCTCGGTCGCAGGCCCCGATTTCTTGATTACATCCGCTCCGAAGTCGCATGTATTCCCCGCCACCGTTGCCACTGCTCGGATGTACCGGTTACTGCCGGTATATGCCTTCTCCTGCACGGCATTATCGTTGGCTGTCGTCACCTGCGTGAAAGCCCCGCTCGCAACATCGCTCCAGTTCGAATTGTCTTCGCTCTCCTGGAGTTTCACATCCACCGTTCCCCCGGCACCGTTCGTACCGGACACCATGTTCACCAGCACGTCATAGCCCGATACTTCCACTCCGGTACCGACTAAGGAGTACGCAGCAGCGATTACGTGCGCTCCGGGCGCTATCGTCTGCGTGGTCGTCAGGTTCTCTGCCAGCGATTCGCTGTCAATCCTCAGGTGCGCCTTCGCCTCAGCCAGGCTTATCGGCTCCACTGTCGGTTCTGTTTTTACTTTCAAAGACATCCCAGTCTCCTTTATGCAATTACCTGCTCTGCATAGCGCTTCCCCCGATTTGTGAAGTCAAATCGGAGGAAAGCTATAAAGAGGAGGTTCTGCCGCCGGCCTTGCCTAAGGGACCGGCAGCTCCTCTAATTCTTACTCGTTTGTTTCTTACCCTGTCTCTTCTCAACCGGAGGTAGGACGGCCTTCTCCGTTTTCAGC